TGCGAAGGAGCATTTTGTCTAGCAGCCGAGCGTTCTCATCTTTATTGCCGTCCATCCGGGAGAAATCGCCAATCTCTACGAATGCTTCAGGGCCAGCCTCCACGACTGCGTCGACGCTAATCTCAGCGACTCGTTCCGCTATTTCTAGGGGGGTCTTGCTGAAGGCGTACCAGCGTTGGTCGTGCATCACAGCTGCGTTAAACGCATATATGATAGTGCTGTAACTGATTTTGTCAAAGCCGTTGACAGTGGTGATCAGTCGGGGGTCGTTGGCGCTACTGGCGGCTTCACCTTTGACAAATGACTCGGCCCTGTCGTGGGGTGCTCGAGCTTGCTCAATGGCGGCCGCTGTGATGCGTCTCTGCGACGGGCGCGACTGTCTGTCCCAGACCTGTTGCAGGTCTTCTGGGCTAAGACGGTTGGGGGGTGCCAGTCCTTCGACGAACTCAACCATATACTTGACCGTGCGATTGCTCAGCGGACGGACAGAGGTTTTTGCTAGATCGGTGACGCGGCGAGTGACGGCTGCCAGCTCGGCGCTGATGCCTGAACGAATGGCATAAGCGGGTTGCAGCAGTGGGCTCATGAACGCGTGGACCACAGGTCGCCCGGGGTCGAGCGGGTCTGCGAAACTAGGGGAGTAATTACGGACGGAGAGGGCAGGGCTAAACACCACGGGCGATTTGGTCAATGTCTTGGCTCTATGGTAGGCCAACAGCACTTCTGGGGACATGCTGGACGGAATGTCAGAGATGACGGTACGCATCGTGGATGTGGACAGCTGAACGGTGCCATTATGGGCGGCAACGGTCAGTCTGTGGTCTGCTGCGGCAGGGATCGACACACCGGCAAAACTGCCAGTCAACCCGGTCACCATGTGTAGGCCCATCCCGGCCTCCAACTGAACAGCAAAACGCACAACCAACGCATCACCGATGCGAACGCCGGTGATGGGGTTAAAGCGTCTGATCTTGTACCCCTCAATCGTGGCCCACGCTAGCCAGCTCCAAGGCATCGACCATTGAGTGGTCGGAACAAGGAAGATAAGCTGTCGGTGGAGCCCGACTGTGCGGCGCTCGATTTTGAAGATGTTCATGGTAAAGGCGGTGCAAGCCATGACGCAGTCCGAGCTATAGTCCCACAACCTGTGATGGTAAGAACCACCGCCAGCAACCATATGGGTCACGGCTCCCGTGTCATCGAACGTGTAGCTCACCTCACCCTCCGAATGACAAGCGGAGGTGGGGACGAACGAGTATAACAGGATTGGTAGGAAGGTGTTTGCAAGGAAGTACGCCATGTCGACATAGTAATCCACGTCAATCATGACAATCGCAGAGTGCGCGGGTGGCGCGTA